GGATGATTTAAAATCAAAAATGGCTTTTACAGTCCAGAATAAATTTTTAAAATCAAACTACCAGGAGTTACTCAAGCTATTCTATTTCTACAAATTCCACCTCAATAACTTAGCGAAATTTGCGGAAAAATTAATTGAGTCGGGGAACAATAAAATAACAATAAAATAAATTATTGATTAAATCAAATCAAATTTAGCGTAAAGGAGCTTGAGGTATAATGTTGAATGTAAATACTTTTCAACCTACTGTAAAGCGTAGTAAGAATAATGATGGCTTTGCAGAAATTTTAAGAGAAGCATTTGAATATTTCTCCGAAAATAACGTACAAATGGTTTCTGGATTCTCTGAAATCCTTGGTGAAGATGCTCTTTTCTCTGAGTATGTATCCCGTATGACTACTGGGTTACAACAAGACGAAGCTGAGCAACTTGAGCAAATCCTTGAGAATGCTCGTCTACAAATCCTACAAGAATCTACAGTATCACAGGTAACTCCACTTGTTGGTTTATCTATGCCTACTGTACGTAAAATGTGGGTTAAGACTGCACTTAAGAATGCTATCCCTACTGAAACTGCGAAAGTTCCTTCTTTCACAATTTCTTGGATGGAGCCATATATCCGTGAGCAAGATGGTTCAAAACATGCTCTTCCACAAGCTATGCGTGGAATGAACAAATTGTTTGAAAAGCCACCTTTGACTGCTGAGTTCATTACTGTTCCAGCTGATAACGGTAACTTGCTAACTCTTTCTGGTGCATCTGTAGTTAACCATGATGCTGTTGACCCAATCATTATGATTGATAAGGTTAAACTAGAAGTAAACGGTCAAGAAGAAGAAGTAGTTGCTGAAATCAAGTTAAAAATTGATTCTGGCTTTTATGGAATCGTTAAATCTAAAGACGGTTCTGTTCAAGACCAATTATTCGGAACTATCGATCTTGAAACTGGTGTTTTCTCTATGGCATCTGTTAAAGGCTTGGTTAAAGCTTTCAACTTTAAAGGATGGCTTACTCAAGAAAACAACACTCGTACTGAGTCTGTAAGCTTCGATATCCGTAGAAAAGATATCCGCATTGGAACTGGTGCTCACATTAATGCTCCACTACCAATCGAATGGTTACAAGATACATTGGCATTGTACAACATCGACGCTACTGTTGAAGTAGTAGACATTATGTCTAACGTTGTTGCACAAAAGCTTGACCAAGAAATCATTGGTTTCTTCGAAAACAGCTTCCGTCAATCTGGTTCTCCTTTCATTGGTAAGTTTGATGTTAAACCAGCGGCTGGATTTGCAGGTTCTCCTACTGAATGGAGACATGAATTACGTACAACTATCGAATGGTGGGCTACTAAGCTTAAGTCTTATACACTATTCACAAATGGTTACTTCGTAATTTACGGAAATCCATTAGATGTTAACTTAATGCCTGATATCAACTGGCAGTTCAAGTCTGTACAAGGTGAGCGTGGTGGCGTAAACGTTAACTACGATTTCGGTGTTATGACTGCTAATAACGTGTATCAAGTTGTTTCTTCTGACAATGTTCCACAAGGTAAATTGACTATGTTCTTCGTACCGAATGTAGATAACTACATGACTTACAAGTACTACCCTTATACCTTCAACATTGAAAAAGGATACCTTGACACTCAAATGCCAAACGTACCTTCTATCATGATGACTAAGCGTCACACTATTGAAGAATTGATTCCTATGCAGGTTCAAATCGAAATCATGCACAATGACGGTTCTTTAGTATCTAGCTACGCTCTATAATTAAATAATTAATCCCCATAGGCTTATAATGAGCCTATGGGGGTTTTTAATTAGAAAAAAAAATAGGAACGAAAAGTTCCTATCTAATTGAAGCTTTCGCCATAGTAGGTTTTGTTCTCTCTATAAACTCATCAATGAATTTCTCATATGCTCTGATACCTTCATCCAGTCTCCTTAATCGTGATCTTTCATATAATGCTCTCTCCGCTAGTTTTGCTGTTTTAGGTATTGATTGTTTAAATATATCTGATTTAGGGAACAACTCCTCTATATCCTTTTTAATTCTCTTGTGTAGACTGTAACGTTTATCCACTAGTGTAACTAAAACACCGCTAATAGTCAGTCTTGTATTGTAATTAATCCTTACATCTCGTAGTACCTTTGCTAAATTCTCAGTAGTGGAATATGAGAATCCTTCTGGTTGTACTGGTACTACACATGTATCAGAGGCAACCAGAGCTGTATAGGTTAATGTACCCAACGAACCTGGTGAGTCTATGATTATATAATCATATTGATCAAGTATGTCTTGAATGGCAATGTTTAGGAAGGCATAACCTCTATCTTTTCTCGTTAGAACATTTTCGAACTTCTGTAACGAGAAATCCGACATCAGCATATCAAATTTGTCAAAGTTTGGTACGTGATTTAGTGCATTCATTATATCCACCTTACCCGATAACACATCTACAATGGTAGCCTTATTTGTTCTCTCAAAAACAGATGAAAAGTGTGCTTGGGAGTCAATATCTATTCCCAATACTCGATAACCCCTATGTGCTAATCCACTGCTCAGTGCTATTGATGTTACACTCTTTCCGACACCACCTTTTTGATTACACACACATACCACAATAGCCATCCAAAATTCCTCCTTACTAATTATGTCTTCATAGTTATAATATAAGGATTAAAAGTGAATAATTACAGTTTCCGAAGAAACATACTAATAAATATCGAGCGAAAGAGAGGTTGATAATAGTGGCTGATGTAAGGGCTGGAAGTAAGTATCTTGCTCAAATTGAAGATGCTGTTGAGCAAATTCAAATGAAGAAGGATATCCCTCAGAACCTTGAGTTAATTAGACGGATGATTAATCTAGAATTTAAGGCTACCTGCGAACAGGTCTACTTAACTACAAACAATACACAATCCTATTTCTTTGGTATTCATGTATTTCCATCTAAAAAGGAATTATATAATATCGCTGATAAGGTTATTCGTGTAGATGAGAAAATTCATTTTGAAAACTGTAAGGAGTTCATCCTTGAATTGGATAGCAAGCTAGTATATAATGTTGGTGCTACTCCTAAAGAAATCACAGCGGCTATTCTACATGAAATTGGACATAAAGTTTACAGTAAGCAAGCACAGATTCGTGCTAAGGTTATGTTTATGAACTCTGCCCTGAAATATGGTGGTGTTGTTGCAGGAGTGGTTAAGATTGCATCCCCTGTTAAATGGCTGTTATTTTCTGCGATCCTAGTAACCTTTAGTAACTCCTTAAATAGCTGGCTGAGAATTAAGGATGAATTAGATGCTGACAGCTTTGCTGTAAAGTATGGCTATGCAGTTGACCTTAACTCCTTAATTATCAAGTTAACAAAGGATAGTGCTCTTACCCTAGGTTTTGGAATGATAGGTAGGTCTGCTTCTCGTCAGGCTATTGGTTCAGATGAAAGTGAGAAAGCTATCATGAGATGGTCTTTCCAAAATATAATGGACTTCTCACTTAGACGTGGGGAAATCGTTAGACAGTTGGAAATACAATTAAGAGAAGAACCTAGCGAATATGGTAGAGAAGTTATTCAGGAACAACTCAACCAGATTAAGAAGGATAATAAGCAGGGAATCAACGTTAGAATGTCTATTGCTTCTTCCCTTAAAAAAGAGGATGTCAAGCTTGAGGAATCAGTTAAATCATTCATTGAGGTACAGACTAAAGGAATGTCTTATCTTGAATTGGATGAGATATCTGTTGAGATTGACCGTATTGAAACCCATGAGGATAAGGTTTATATCATCACTCGTATTTATCGTAACCTATCGATTGCTCAAAAGGCTATTGAAAAGTTATCTAAGGATAATACAGGTTCAGGTAAGGTTAGACAGGAACAATTTAAAGATTACGTAAAGCAACTTAAGGAACTCCTAGACCGTACTAAGTCTGTTAAGGTTAAAGATACTCAATATGGAGTATTCGTTAAATATCCTAAAGGAGACTACGAGGAAATATAAAAAAAAAATTATCCCCAGAATCAAACTGGGGATAATTCCTTTTTGTTAATTAGAAGTTACCCTTGAAAGGATGCCTGATAAACCTCTGCACTCTTCCACTGGTACATCTTTAACTTGACTTGATGGCACTGAATCAACACCGTAATCCTTTTTCCAAGGTGCTTTATTGTCACGACCATTACTGCATGGATTTCCTGTGTGTTTGAAGTTTGATACTGCATCACGAACCCTGTTAAAATAATCGCCTTTGTGTGGTTTTCCCATGAATAATTTCCTCCAGTATACTAGTTAATTTATAGAAGGATAATCTCTTATTCTTCTACATCACATTTATAATATACTATTGATACACTATTTATTACGTTTTTAAGGAGTTGATAAAATGTCTAAGAAGACGGTCACTAGGAAAATATACTATCATACTACAACTGAGAACGTATCCTTTCTAAAAGTATATAGAATACTTAAGGATTTAGGAATACAGAATAATAAATTCCATTTGAAGCTATACGATCCCTCATTGGCTGATGTAGACCCTTATGACCCAGATTTGCCTATGCAAACGAAGGCGAAGGTATTGAAAGAGGTTAAGCAAAACTTTTGGTATTTTGCAAGAGAGATTGTGAGGATACCAGTAGCTGGTGGTGTAAAGAATTATGAGCTACACAGAGGTAATTTAGCGTTATCGTGGTGTCTGATGAATAATATCAATACTATTATTGAGTTACCTCGTCAGAACTATAAGACTATCTCAGCGGCAATCATTTATCTATGGCTTTATAACTTTGCTACAGTTAACTCAGAGATGATGCTCATGAATAAGCGTTTAGATGACTCTAAGATGAACCTTAGACGTATTAAGGAAATTAGAGAGGAACTGCCTGAATATCTTCAGTTGGTTGATGAAAGGAAAGATCAGAATAACTTAACGTATCTTGAGAGTGGTTTAAATAAAAACAAACTCGTTGCTAAACCGACTGCTACTGATGAAACAGCCGCAGATAGTTTAGGACGGGGATGTACGCAACCTTGTCAGTGGTAAACTGTCATGCCCACCTTATCGGTAACGATATGTGTGAATCCTCCTTAACTGCTGGAAACTCCTTCGGGACAATCAGCATCGAAGACCAAAAAAGAGATAATATAGAGATAACTGCCCGAAAGCAGTTACCCCTATATGGATTAATTAAAATGAAGTAGGTGCGTGGTTAGCTCCGTCTTGAACAACAACCAAGTTAGCCAACATAACAACAACTTTCTGAGTCACTTGTTTTTGCTCAGGTTTAGTGCTGATAGGTGTTGGAGACAAGAATTGAGTGTCCAAACGAGTAACAGTTACTTCGATGTAGCTCTTAGAAGCAGTTTGAGCAGCATCGATTAGAGCTTTTACCTGTGCGACAGTCTCAACAACAGGAAGATCACGGTTTTGTTCACGGAAACGCAATACAGCGTTTTGTACGTAGTTAGACATCTTAAAAAGACCTCACTTTCATTATTTGATTTAATAATATGTTTGAAGCTTATTATATTTATGTTTAAAAATTCATCTCTTTTTTGGTAACGTTCAACGACTATTCTGATGACGAACTTTGTTCGGATAGGAAGTACCCTTAAGTAAGGGGAAACGGGAGGCTCCCTTCGGACTGTGATTCCGTCTGGGATGAAGATATAGTCTGACCTTCTATGGAAACATAGAGCAGTCTCGATTGTCGTGAGACAAGCAGAAGACGATATAGGAGTTAACGACCCTATATGAACATAGGTGATGACGAGTTTGCGTTCTTAAAATACAATGATATAATCTATGCTTCTGCAACACCAGCAAACGCACAGGCATCATTAGAAGCAAAGAATAATGGTAAACCTTTCCATAAGTTAATCACTACAACACCAGGTGACTTGAAGACAACACAGGGTGTTTATGCTAAGAAATTCTTTGATAATGCGGCAACCTTTGATGAGAAGATGTATGATTGGAAGAAAGCTGAGATTGAAGATTATATTGCAAAGAACTCTATAAACAACTTCGTCTATATTGAATTCTCATATAAGCAATTAGGTCGTTCTGAAGCTTGGTTCCAAAACCAATGTCGTGAATTGAACATGGATAGATTCAAAATCAACCGTGAGATTTTACTACAATGGAACAAGTCATCTGATATTTCTCCATTTACTGAAGAAGAAATCGAGAGATTATACGACAATGTATGTGACCCAGTAGCCACTCTCATGTTGAGTAAATACTATCCGTTATCCATATATAAAGACTTTAACTGGCATAAGAACCTATTAATTGGAGTGGACGTATCTGGAGGTCTGTCAAAGGACTATTCTGCTATCGTTATAATAGACCCTGATACTATGGAAGTAGTAGCGGATTTTGCAAATAACGTTATAGATTCAGTTGACTTAGCAAGTCTCCTTTATGATATGGTTAAGAAGTTCTTCATTAACTCTACTCTAGTAATAGAAAGAAACTCCTATGGTAAAACAGTAATTGATATGCTTCTCAAGACTGATGTTCAGAATCGCCTATACTTTGAGGTTAAGAAGACTCAAGCTGAGAAGAAGATTACTGATGTTAAGAGACAGAAATTTGAAACAAGGGTTACTCGTGTTTATGGTGTAAATACTGATGCCAAGACACGTCCTCAGATGATTGACTTATTAAGAGTAGTAATTAATGAGGAATATACAACTATCAAGTCTAAGAGACTAGTGGATGATATAGCTGGTCTAGAGCGTAAAAACAATGGAAAGATTGAACACGGAGACGTAACACACGATGACTTACTGTTTGCTTACCTTGTAGTACGTTGGGTATGGGCATATGGTACTAACTTAAGTCATTTCTTTATCTATAAGAAAAAGAAGGTAACTACTGAGAACGGTGAAGAGATTGATGCTGAACAAGAGTATCGGAATCGTTTCCTATCCGTAGCCAATCTAAATAGGAAGACTGAGAATTTAGGGGAATTAACCTCTCAGAAGATTATTGAGGAATGGCACGCTAGACAGAAGCATATAGAAACAGAAAAGGACTTCACCAATGTTATGGAGAATAAACAGGTGCAGAGCTTCCAGAGTATCTTCAGTATGAACTTCGAAAAGAAGGCAACATAAAAAGATGGAGTGGGGATTAACCCCTACTCCATCTCTAACATATCTGCTATTGCCTCTATTGGTAGACCTAATCTATTCTCCAACTCACACTGAAAGCACTCAAGGAATTCCTCACGTTGCTCTCTATTAAGACCTCTCATGAAATCAACAGGGTTTCTATGCTTAAGACTAATCATCTCCATCAGAAACACCTCCTATATAGATAAAATTAGACGTATTCCCCCAACTACTCTCACCGCCTTAACTTCAATATACCCCGAACAAAATTCCTCAAACCTGTAAAATTTTTCCAATTAGAAAAAAAAGAAGGACGAGCAAAAGCTCATCCTTTAAACCACCACAGTATACCTGCTATGACGAATCCTAAGCCGACGCAGATACCAACAAATCTTTCCTCCTCATACCGTCTCTCTCCTGACCCCCTTCCTTTCATATTAATACCTTCACTGTATCCTGATCGATACGTATCTCATTTCCTACTAAGAAATAGTTATAGGAACATACACTATTTGGTAGGAAAACTACTTTATCTCCATAAGTCTTATGCAGTTCAGTTAGTTGTCCAATTATTCTAGGCTCGTTATAGCAACGGTCATTAAAATCCTCACGGATATAAATCTTAGTTGCATAATCTTTATAATATTCAATATAATTAATGATATTCTGTATATTATTAGGATTGTTTCGATTAAATATTTTTGATACCCTAGCAAATGGTACTAGCTTTAGGACTTCAAGGAGTTTAGGATTTTTTACTTCCTCAGAAAAGTTCCATTGTGCAATCCAAGGATTTAGTATCTTATGGAACTTAAGAATTATATCGAGTTCCTTAGTAACAATATCAACTATAAAACCTTCATCATTAATGGTTTGAATTAGTTCGATCAATCTGGTCCAATTCTTAGTGAATTCGTATAATGGATCCCCACCACCAGATAGTGTTACTTTATACCCTTCATATCCTTTTAGGAATTCACTAACATTGCTGGATGATGGAGTAAGGTCTCTTGTAACTTCTTCTCTATCCTTCCAAGAACAGAAACTACAATTAAATCTACATCCATGTTTACCATCATCACTAAAATTGAGAATTATAGAACGATTCATAGTCCTATGGTCATTCACAAAGTTTCTCATAGCAAGAAACTGGATAGGGTCTTTAGTAGACCCTATCTCTTTCAATTTATCTATTTCATATTGGATTACTGGATCAATTTTCTTCATCTTCTTCATCCTCATCTTCGAAATCATCATCTATGTCGTTGACGCAGTCATCGTCATCTACGTCATCTAACTCGTCTTCTTCCAAGTCATCGTATTTATATTGTTCATCAAAACTATCAATTACCTTCTCTGGTGTTCTAAATTCACCAATAGGCATATATTTATAACCATCACAATCTTCACAATAATTTAATTTGGTTGCCTTACCGAAGATATATAGGAAATCCTGAAGGATTCTTTCAGCATCACAGAACAAGAATGACATATCATCATCAGTATGAGTTAACCTACGTTTTAATGAATAATCAAATGTATCGTTAGTGAAGGTGGTGATTGCACGATAGTTATCTTTTGAATCCATTATTTCACGTTCTTTAATAATATAACCGAAAGGTTGTTTCTTGTCAATAATTTCAACCCTGAATTGGTCATAGGTCATACGCCAAGACATGAAATTCTCAGCTTCTAATGCTATACGACTATACTCCCTGCCATCAGTTGCATTATCCCCATCTGCATCATAAGTATGAGAAGGTACGAATATCCTGCCAGGAATTGTATCTCTAAGGTTAGGAACATGAATTGCATGAATCTCAATTTTCTCTCCGATATCATTATCTTCATTTTCATCCATAACCTCATACTCAGGAACTCCTAATTCATTTCTAACGATTTCGGATACGGCAAAGGCATTACCACCACGATAGTAATCGTATTTTACCTCTCTCCAATCAGCAGGGAGCACAGTAATATTTTCAAAGTTTTCTTCCTGACCTTCGAAAATAATATTACTATCTTCATCAAAGGTAAAGATAAAGTCTTCCTTGATTAATTTGTCCCCCCAATATATGAAACCACTATACAATCGGTATTTTTTCCTTGATTCAATAGTAACTATCCAAGGTGTATTTAAGCTGACTAAGTTTAATGCTCTGTAATCATCATCCTGAAATGACGTATAGCACGCATGACCAAGGTCATAAATCCTGTTAACAATTTCAACAAGACCTGCTCGTGTATACCTTTCAACACGTTCATCTGGAAACCAGTTTACATTCTGGATAATCATTCTCCCTGAGACTACCTCAATATTGTCTGATGTTAATTTCATTTGTTCATAAGGAATAGTTCCAAGCTCTCTCTTTACCATACTAGTTATCTCTCCTTTTTATTCGACTGGTTGATTCCATAATTCTTCTCTATCATAAACTAACCATTTACCACCCTGCTCTACAACCCTAAACCAGTATCCATATTTCCAACCCACGGAATCATCACCTACTAAATTTAACTGTTCAGCTTCAACATAATAGTCATCATTTTCACCCTTTAATACTGATTTGATAGAAAATTCATCCGCATCACTGCCTGAATCAGCATCTCTCTTTGCATCGTTAAGAGCAGGAGCATAACGACCCTCTTGTGTTTCAGACTTTGCAACATAGGGCATTAACGCTTGTATGAAGGGTACTTCAGGCAATTCAAGAGATTTAGATACATTTACCCTGAAATTTTCTACTGCTTTTACAGCTTTCTTTGCATCAGAACCCGTAGCTTGTGTCTTCTGGTCATCAAGTTCATTTACAGCGGCAATGACTCCTTCATAATCAGGCTTTGCAAAGTATTCATTATACACCGCCCAAACGAACCATACTACACCCACGAGACATGCCAACTTAAATAACCCTCCAATTAACCTTCCAATCATCTCTCAACACTCCCCATTTTCTCTACCAGATTAACTGGCTTTAGTAAATTTATATAACGGATATACTTAAGACGATTCTCATCATCTATGGTAAATCCTTGATTCCTGAATCTATCATACCGTTTTAATGCCCTAAAATAAGTTGCCCTATACCATAAATTATCACCTACTACTAACTTCCTATCTATGATATGGTCTATTATAGTGTCCACATCATATTTAAGAGAACCCTTTATCTCACTATCAACAGGGTCATACCAAAGCATGTTAATAGTAAAATCAAATGTGTCAACAATGTGCTCGCTATGTTGTACGTGGGGATAATAAATACTGTCTATAAGACGATCGTCAATTTTAAACTTTTCTACAGTGATGTTCTTCAGTATACTATCGGTAAATTGGATTTTATATTCCTTCATTTCCTCATTGAAGTTAATCCAATCTTCCTTATTTACAAAAAAGATATCCCAATCCTTTACATTTTTCCCCGCCATTAAATCCCTAAGTGCCCAACTTCCAGTAGGCATGGCAATTAAGTCCCTGAGACAACCGCCACCTAGTATACCATTATTCTTAGATAAAGAACTTATTAGGTTGCCAGGTAAACTTTGGAGGATTGATAACAATTGACATTTTAGCTCTTTGTGTTTCATCGATGGTATATCCCCTTTCTAGAAGTTTCTTTAGGTGTTTCTTTATTGTCTTCGGGTCACGGAAGTATATAACGGATGAAATATTAAACTCTAATTCATTTCCTTCCACAAAGTGTTCTGATTTCCTTATAGTACCATCCATATCAGCTGATAAACAGAAGTTATAGAATGAACTAATCTGATGGACATCAGGAAATAAAATCGGTTTAATTAAAGTAGGATGAAGTCCACCACCTATAAAAAGCAACTTCGAGAATAACCATTGGTCATCAGTAAATATATCAATGTCGTTGTAATCTGATTTGATGAGTGAGCTTCCAATTATCTTTACATGCGAACGCTCAGCATCAGTCAAACTTACCTTACTATTTATTGTGTCTATTACTTGCTGTACATCGAGCATAATATTCCCCTCTCCAAAAAAATAAGCATGAGGAACACACAATTCCTCATGCTCTTTAATTATGAATTAAAGATACTTTCAAGCTTACGCAGACGAACCATAGCTTCTTCATACTTACGTTTGTATTCATCACGTTCTCTTACAACACGTAAAGCCGATTCAACAAGTGGGTCAGTTGAAGTTTCTTGAATCACTTCAACCTTTGTTTCTTTAGTAACAGTAACACTTTCCTTTACTGTCTTTTGTTCACTAGGTGCATAAGCCAGATAACCGACAGTCTGTTCTTCCTCATTTACACCTACAAAGCCATGACCGATGCGACTTGGCATTCCGATAATATCCTGTGCTGGCATTAAACTTTCAAGGACGTCAGAAATATCCTGAATCCCTCTGTTGTTAGGTAGTTCAACTGGACCATCTTGTTCTGCTTGTTTTGCTCTTTTCATACCATAATACTTAGTATTCATAGCACCGTAACTTACATTGAACTCATCTGCTAAACATGTAATAACAGTCTTAGCATCCAAACCTTTTTCTTTTGCCTCCTCAATCTTACTGAAGATATATTTGTTCTCTTCCCCAGTATATGTGCGTATTTTACGTTTTGTTGTTTCTTGTTTTGCCACTTCCATCACTAATCCCTTCTTACTGTATTTACCAGATTTGTTGTACTTTCTCTTTGTTGTCAATTCTAATACTTCCTGCATTGTAAAGCCTCCAATTAAATTTTATCTATTGAACCATTTTAAACTGTACTACATTGTCCTTTGATTTTTCATCTTGGGCTGTCTTGCGAGTGTGAGCCTTAACCTTCCTACCCTTGTTCTTAGTTTCAGGCATCCAAATCTTAGGTTGCTTGACAACAGTAATATCTTTCTCAGAAATACCCATAAATTTGAGAGTTTCGATTTTTCTCTCAAGACCAATGTCAGATTTACGGAGTTCACTCAATGTTGCACCGCTGAAAGGACTCTTCCACATAATGATGTAAACCTCTTGTTGACTTCTCCAATCCATACTAAACATCTCCTTAACTAACTAGTTAATATTTATTATACGGAAATAACTTAATCTCCATATACATAAGTATAATATATATTTGAGATGCCCTTTAATACGATTAAGGAAGTTTATTGACTTTATTTTGAAATTTAATTTTCCTAGAACTTATTATTAAAGTTGATAGCTGAAAGGTAGGGTGATAAAATATGGATAATATCGATTTGGATAAGATAGGATTTGATGATGTTATAACCCCGCAGGAACAAACTGTCCTATTGAATAATCTTACAGATGAACTTCTGCTTGAGAATATATATGAACAAATCGAGAAACCTATAATGGATTTGTATGATCCAACCAACTTCATTGATGTGTTTGAGAGTCGGTATAAGTTCTTACAAATGAGGTTTAGGGAAACTCCAGACTTTATTTCTGCCTTGAATGATACTAGACGTCATTTCTATATAAGTATTTTTGACAAGATAAATGCTAGATTTGGGTTCACCATTGACCTTACTACGGAAATGATTTACCCAATTACTAAAGCTCTATATGAATTCTTTATTCTTAACTATAAAGAAAATATAGAGACATTTATCATTCAGTACATTCAAGAAAATAAAAAGTCTCTTGTATCATCATTCGATGATGGCTCTAAGAACCTTGATTTGATATCCCTTAAGAAGATATTCAAAAATAAGAATGATGCAGTAGTATTGTCAAATATATATCGCATTGTGGACATGATTATCAATCAGGAGTTACCTGCTAAAAATATACTGGAACTGATAGTTTCAGCAGACCCTTCTGAATCAACCAATTTCTTTATCAATCGTATATTTATTGAGGAAGAAATGGAAGTTGATGTTGAAAAGGGTTTCTCAGGAATTTTCCTTGACAACTTAATTCGTAAGAGTGATGGTTATACAAAGATTATCAATGGTCTACAAATGGAATTATTCAATATATTCCCAAGAAAACTTGATGGCGAGGAGTAATTAGACATGGAAGAAAAAGTATTAGATAAACAAGCAGAGCAAGTAACAGATACCTATATCGAAAAGGCACTTGACGTTGCCACAGCTGACCTAGGTATATCTGATGATATACCTGAAAGCTTGAGGAATAAAATGTTAGCAGACTTTAAACAGTATGCTATGAGGGACGATGAAATTCAGACTGAACTAGCTAAAATTCAAGATGAATATAAAGCTATGATGGCTGAAAATGAGAAAGAATATCAGGAGCTAATGGGTGAGTTAAACCTTAAAGCTGTCATTGAAAAGCTTAAGGGTATGACTAAGGTTGCTAATGAAATTGGTAACACTAAAGTTGTAGCTCGTTATGATGCTATGGTTATGGAACTTCAGAGTAGTATTACCCTAGAGATTATGATGGAGAATATCCGTAAAATCAAGAATCCTTCTAAGGTATTCGCTCAAGTACAAAGTGGCTTTGATGTTGAACTTAAGAAGTTCCGTACTAAATTAGGTTCTAGTAAGACTTACTATTTCACAGACCCTGCTAAAGTCTATGAAGTTCTCTCTAAGCATATTGAACCTGAGACCGCTAGAGTATTCATCTATAGTTTAGCACGTTTCGTTAACACTAAAGGTCAGCAACGTGTTTCCGAGTATTCTATCTTTATCAATCAGATTATTAAGAACATCTACGCTCTTGATGGTGAATTTGAAAGCAAGGATGAACTTATCCAATCTATCAATAACTACGTTGAAGCTTTAAAATAGGGAAATGGGGTTTATGCCCCATTTTCCCTTTAACAATCATTTAAGGAGGGAGATAATATGGCTGTTAAAAGCTATCCTTACTTCAAGGAAGAGAAAGACCAAGTTATCTTTACAGGTAATTATATGGAAGTATATATACCTCGATTCTATTTCGATAACGAGATTTCTAGATTCTTTGGAGATAAGGTAGAAACTCTAGGAGTATTTAACTTTAAGGTTTTCTCTAGTGATGCTAAGAAGGATAAGGCTGATATTCATACATTCAAGTTCCCTTCATTCCTAGTAACCAAACCTACTAGTAATGATTTTCAGGAATTAGAGAATCTGGTAGACGGTTCAGATGAGACATCATTTGCAGTATTGAAATACTATAAAGGTGATATATTTATTGATAACGTAAACGTACAGCAGAAGAGTGATAATACTATTCTATTTATAGGATTACTGCATAGTGGAAAGTTACCTAATACTATTCCATATGATGAGGTATTGGGATTGGAACTAGATAATACATCATTTAATGGAGTAAACCTAAATGTATCATCTACTGTTTTGGAACTGATTATATCTGAGATATACAGGGATAAAGCTGACTTATCTAGGTCATTCCGATTCAAGGCAGGTAAGGCTGGTAAGGTATCTATGCACGATTATAAGGCAATCAATATCAAACAAATCTCTACTTTTAACTCAACATTTACAGGGGTTACATTTGAGGATATTGACTATAACCTCGTTGCATCAGTTAACAAGACTAGATACAATAAAAAGGAATCAGAATCACCTATCGAAAAGACCATCAAATACTAAAAAAAAGAACAAGGAGAAATTACTCTCCTTGTTCCTCTTTATTTCTCCCAAGGCTTTGGTAGTTCAAACATTACCATTCCTGAACCGATTCTTAATCCCTCAACGGTGTATTGAATATCCCGTGGTCCAACCTGAATAGTTATTGAAGGGTCTATAAAACCCTCCTCTGGGTCAGTAAAACCATTATGATACTCCATCTCCATGTAGTCAATCCATCTCTCATCCAGATTGCTAACGTCTTCTGAAATATCCAGAGACATATTGGTTATAGCATTTGCATCTACATCGGTGATTCCCTCATCCTGTAGACGCTTATAGAATTCAGCCATCTTAAGACCAACCTTACCAACTAACTCAGATGGTACTTCTGGTCTATTTTGAGATTCCCTAAGAACCTCTCTGATTTCCTCATCCGTCATACCTTCAGTTGCAGTGTTCCATTGTTCCATTAATTCCTCAAGTTTCTCATCAAAATTCTTCATTACATAGTTCCTCCAAGCATACTAATTTATACTACATAGTTATAATATATAGACCAACTCTCTTTTATTGCGTTTTCACAAAAATTTTAACCTTTTATAAGTGGTTGGTCTAACA